AATTGTCAAATAACCAATTACACCAATTGCAAAACATTTGCTGCAACAGTATTGTTAATCTTCTTCCATATCTGCACCACATTGTTGGCATTCATATTCTGATTGCTCGTGTGGATTTAAAAAATCATCCCAACTCATATTTTTACAATTTTAATATCTCCATTAATATAATGTTATGCTTTTATACCAGTTGGTAATTCTACAACCTTGTAAGGCTTTATATTATGGCTGATTAACCTTTGCTCGTAAAATAGTTTTAATGCTCTCATAATTTATGTTATATTAATTTAGTGTTTTTTAAATTTCCTTCTGTTGCTTCCATTAATTCAGTTCCTTTACAAGCACAAGACAATAAAGTTGTAAATGTATCAGCACCCCATTGAACAGGATTATGTTTGATTCTAACACCTATATGTTCAACATCTTCAAATATGTCTATTATAATTCCAGTTACTTTTTCTCCTAAGTTTACACAACTAACTTTTTTACCTATTAAACCTTTATTAATTTCTGATGCTCTCATAATTTCTGTTTTTGTTTGTTAATGTTAAACAAATATAAAACCTTTTTACTTATAAACAAAACTTTTAATAACTTTTTTTAAGATATATAATAATTTCCTCTATTTGGATTCTGAAGCTGGTAGGAAACCGCATACCTTATTGCATCTATAATATGATTAAATTTATCTTGTGGTGTTTTACTTTTCTTTTCCAACCAGGAATAGTTGTTTAGTTCTTTAATTAAGTTGATACTATTTTCTTCTACTATTAAATCATAATCTTGAAGTAATGCTATGCCATAAGTAATTGAACCTTGTCCTTTAATTGCTTTTACTATATTACAACCTTTTGCTTTTAATTCATATAGTAATCTTGGTTCAGCACTATCACCTACTATAAGATTGTTTAGAGCGTGTTTTAAGTTCAGTTCAGCAATTTGTGATGTGGTAAGACCTTTTAGATAAAAACATTCCTTTAAATAGATTATTTTATTATTTACATCTATGTTAGTTTCTACTAAACTATTTTCATCTGCTGCAAATCCATAATCTTGACCAAAGACTGAAACACCTACTTTTTTAAATTGTCCTATCTTCCAGTTTGAGAATATTACACCTTCAGCTTTTTGAAGCCAACCACCAAGCATTTGATGTTTATACTTTTCTGGTCTACGTATTTTAATCCTCTCTATCTGCTCTAAATAACTTTTTGATAGATTATCTACATTATCTAAATAAGTAGTGTGTATGTACGTTGTATTTTCTTTTGTAGTGTTTCTACCAGCTTCTACACCTCTATCTTGATAAAATCTATTATATATCCAATGTTCTTTTCTAACAGGATTTAAAATAAGTATAACTCTGTTTTGTTGTTTTTGGTTTCTGACTGATAAATCTATCTTGTCAAATATATTTTCATCTACAAGTTCTTCTGCTTCATCCATTACCCAAGTTGTAACATTAGTTAATGATTTTAGATTTGCGGATTGGTCACCACTTGAACTACGTATCCCTTTAAATATTATCTTGCTCCCAGATAGCTTGTTTATAATTTCATTTTCTGTTATATAAAAATGGTCTTGTACTCCAAGTGTTTCTATCTTATCAATAAATTCAGGTATAATAGAAATATATGCTGATGATAAAGTAAGCCTTGTAAATAGAATTGTATGCCCAGCTTCATAGGTAAGAAGCAAAAGCAATAAGTTTATAGAATATGATTTACCCGAACCACGCCCTCCAGTTACAATGTAATATCTTGAATCCGATATTTTAATTGGTTCATACTTTGGATTTATGTCAATCACTTAAACCTTATAATATCTTTAAAGTTAATATTGAAACCTTCGCTTGAATTTATATCTACTGTTTCTTTTGGCTTACCATATCTGTAACCAAAGTATAAACTCATAGCACGTGAATCACCTTTAAATATTTGTTTGCCAAGTGTTTTAATAACCTCATCATTATCTATTAAGTTATCTAACTTTTCAATTAGCTTTAGTTCATCTGCTTTCTTTGGTCTACCACCTTTATTGCCTACTGTTCCACCATTATTTTTTCTACCGTCCATTTAGTTTTTTATTTGTTAACTAATTATATAACGTATTTAATTTGTTTTTTTATTCAACTTTAATTTAATCAGTTCTTTAAATAGTTTTTTTCTTCTTTCTCCTTTAGGAAGTTTATCAATTAGCTGCTGCATCTTTTGTATTATCTTTTTCATTGTTAAAAAAGTTTAAATTCTGTTTCTTTTATTCTTTGTTCTGCTGTGTTAAAATATTTTTGGTTTTGTTCTATTCCAATTCCGTTTCTGTTTAGGTTTTTGCACGCTAACATTGTTGTTCCGCTACCCATTGTAAAATCTAATACAGTTTCAGCTTCGTTTGTGTAGGTTTTAATTAAGTATTCCATCAAAGCAACTGGTTTTTGTGTTGGGTGTATTCTTTTGTTTTTAGATAATGTATTTATATTTAAAACATTCAAGGGATAGTTTTTATCTAACGGAATATTTCTTGTTCCGTTTCTTTTTATTATACTTGGTAAATTACCAACTACTCCTTTATTATTTTGTACGCAATTAATATTATTTATTCTTATATTATTTTTTGGTTTATCAGTTAAAATAGGATTGTAAGTACATTGTTTTTTGTAAAATATCACAACATCCTCATAACTTCTTAAAGGCTGTTTTTTTGCATTTAAAAAATTACTTGGCACGTTTTTAATCCACTTCCAATCATATTTATAGTTCTTAATATTACTCATTCTTAAAGCACTACTAAAAGGTTCACTTCCAAATAAGACAATAGCACCATTAGGTTTTATAATTCTATTCAATTGTTCCCACATTAGTTCAAAATCTATTACGCTATCCCATTTGCAAGCAATTGTGCCATAAGGCGGGTCTGTTACAATAGCGTCAACGCTTCCACTTGGTATGTTTTTCATTACCTCTAAACAATCTCCTTTAATTAAATTTATCATATTAAAAGTTTAAAGTTTCACCCTCGTTTAAAAGTCAAGTGTAAACGTTACTATCAATAATGAAATTTTTAATGTTGTGTAGTTAAATTCTTCTGTTGGATTTAATACTTCCCATCCTAACATAAATTTATGATGTGGATAATGTAATGCAATTTCTAATTCCCAGTCCATAGTTTTGTTTTTAGTTGTTTATAATATTCCTCTTGCGTCTGAAACATTTGGCGAACCTATTATATGTTTTGCTTCTTCATTTCTTGCCTTCCATTTAAAACTTTTAAGAACTAAAGATGCTCTTTCATCATATGATTGTTTTTCCTTCCTTGATAATGTTCTATATGTTTTTTCATTTTGTGTTAAGTCTAATAAGTCAGAACTTTTTTTATAGCTATCTATTTTTTCTAATGATTTAAAATAATCTTTTTCTAATGCAAGATGTTTTTTTTGCATAACCTCCATTGCAGATATTTGATTGTATTCTATTCTATTTCTTACTATAAAATGTGATTCTAATTCTAATAGTTTTTTATTGTCTTTTTTGTAAATTGGATACATTTTTACTGCGTGTATTGCTGTTGCGTGGTCATAAGGTTTACCTTTTTCTATAAAAAACTTTTTTATGCTTTCCCATCTCATTTCAAGTTTAGTTCTTAATATATAACACAATAAGGAGCGGTGTTCTATAACGTGCCTTTTTCTTGTTTGTTGAAATACATCTATACCACTTAATGATTTTAATAAATTGCTTACTTCATCAGGTGTTTCTAATAATGTTTGTTCTGCTAAATATTCTTCGTATTTCATAATTAATTTGTTCTTAATTTTAATAAGTTATAACATTCAGCATATTTCTGTCTTGCTTTACCTTTGTATTGTTGTTTAAATAATTCGTATAATTTTCTTGTGTATTGATATTTTGTTGTGCAATCTTTAAAATACTTACTTGCAAACACCTTACCCTTACCCAAAAAGTATTGCACATTGTCTGCACTATCACCGATTATAAATTGCTCATAGAAATTATACATAGCTTCTTCTTCTGATATATCTAAAACTACTTGGTGCTTATAATGATAATTGTAAATTAAAGCTGGGAATTGTTTATAGTCTTTATCTATGCTGACTATCATAACTTCATCTCTGCCAATATCATCACTAATTTGTTTCCAGTATCTTGCAACAACATCATCTGTTTCTATTCCATAACCAAATATTGAATCATATTGGTCTTTTACAAATTGGTGCATATCGTGTAATAATGGTGGTAGTTCTTGGTTTTTCCTATTGGCTTTGTAAACTGGTGTTATAAGTTTTCTAAAGTTTCCTTTTGAACCGCTAAATGTTATAACTTTATCTATGGTATATTTTTCCTCCAAGTCATTTACTATCTTCATAAACTGCTGGTCAAACTTTGCTCTTGCATCTTCTATGTTTGTATAGTATTTTTCATCTTCAGGATGCTCTCGTTTCTTATAACAAGAAGCAAATATTAAACTGTCTGCATCTACTAATAAAATCATAATTCTTCAAGTGATTCTTTAATCATTTCAGCATAACATTCTTGCTGTATTCTATTTTCTTTAGTTACCAATGAAATAATTGATGGTAAGTCTTTATAAAATGTATCTACATTAATAACAAGGCAATTATCTTTATCTCCATAACCAAGATATAATTCTCCATCGCTACAATGCAAAGTATGTATCTCGTGTATGTAAAGATTTTTTGCTAATTTTAATTGTGCTTCTAATTG